TAAACGGCGGACATAACTTTGCTATTGGCTCAACATTCTCACTTTACGGAGTAATCGCCTAATGAAACTTATTGAATCTAAAACTCTAGGCACTGCTGCTGCCTCTATTGAGTTCACTTCTATACCGCAAGACGGGACAGACTTGGTTGTGCTTGTATCGCCAAGAAGCCTGAGAGCTTCCGTTTTTGACGATTTACTAATTGAGTTCAACTCATCAACATCTAATCTTTCGTCAAGGTGGCTTCAGGGTACAGGTAGCGCCGCAGACTCTTCTTCATCTGCTTCTGTTGTTGAAATGATTATCAACGCAGACACCGCAACATCTAACACATTCGGCAGCGTTCAAATCTACATCCCCAACTACACATCCTCAGCAGCTAAGTCTGTTTCAGCAGAGTCGTTGGGAGAAACAAACGCAACCACTATTTATATGCGATTAGTGGCGGGTCTTTGGAACAATACTGCTGCCATTACAAGCCTGAAGATTTACCCCAGAAACGCAAACTTTGCCACAAATACAGTTGCCTCTCTTTACAAAATCACTAAAGGCTCTGACGGAATAGTAACAACAAGCTAACAAGAAAGAAAAGAAAATGACAGAAATCCTAACCAAGCTAGTAGTGGACTGCTCAACAGGCGAAGCAACAGAAGTACCTCTAACAGCCGAGGAACTAGCACAGCGAGAAACTGACCGCCTAGCTTACGAAGCTCAGGAAGCAGAACGCTTAGCTGCCGAGGAAGCAAAAGAAACAGCTAAAGCCTCTGCTAATGCCAAGCTAAAAGCTCTGGGTCTGACTGACTCTGAAATCGCTGCTATCACCGCATAATGGCTGAGGAAACAACTGGGGTACGCATTACCCAGCAAGCAATTTACGCCAAGCAACTTGAGCATGGGGAAACCCTTGTCAAGATACTGGAGAAGCTCGACCACTTAGACGAAGTACCTAGTCGTCTTCGAGAAGTCGAACTAACCCTTGCCCGGTTAGCTTGGATTGAGAAGATTGCTTACACCGGACTAGCCGCAGGAATCACCGGGTTAGCTTCGGCTTTATTTTCTCTTCTTGTAAAATAGAACTATGCGCTTTCCTTTTGATAAACCAATCCCAAAAATCTCTTCGCCTTATGGCTGGAGAATTCACCCGATAGAGAAAACCCGCAAGCACCATAACGGCGTGGATTATGCCGTCGAAATCGGTCGCCCGGTTCGAGCTATCGCTAACGGAAAAGTAATTTACGCCGGGCCTTCGAGTATCAAGTTTCCGAACGGTGAACCTGCCGGGGCTGGATACATTGTTCGACTTAGCCACAAGATAAACGGGGAATGGATTACGTCGTCTTACTACCACTTGAAAAAAGGTTCTATAAAAGACGCAGAAATAAAAGTTGGGGACGTAGTTATCGAAGGCGAGAAGCTAGGGGAATCTGGAAACACCGGAGAATCTACCGGGCCACACCTTCACTTCGAGATTCAGCGCGGGAAGCGATACATCTACACGAACAACGGAACCCGCTTCACCGAACCGACTAGCTACATCAAAACCCAAATAGCCCTAGACAAACTAAAGTGAAAATCTTCGACGCTCTAATGCTTCTTCGAGAGCAAGAAGGCGAAGACACTTCTGGCCCGTCTTGGAAGTATCGCCGGAAACTAATCTACGGCGGTTATCGCTTGGGCTTCGTTATGATTCTCTTCGGAATGGGAACCTTCTTCTTTGACAAAGAAGTATCCGTCCAGCTAGTAATCGGCGGGGTTGCTCTTATCTCGATTATCCTTACCGCGTACACGGCGTCTGCTACCTTTGAAGACGTGAACCTCTACAAGAAAGAAGAAGAATAATGTTGAACCTACAACCAGCCACTCGCAAATGGATTTATGGAATTGTCGCCGCAACTGTCCCGCTACTAATTAGCTTGGGAACAATTACAACCGAACTAGGCGCGCAGATTCTAAACGTCGCCGCAGCTCTACTAGCAATCGGTGGTTCGGCCCTAGCAATTACTTACGTCCCCGACGAAGAGTAACGCTCCGCTTCAGTAGTGCCTCCCCAAATCCCCGCAACCCGGGTGGACTTGGCGTAGTCCCGGCATTGTACCCTAACTGGGCAATTCTGACAGATACCTTTGGCTATTTCTTCTACCAATTTCTGGCTGATTTGGCTTGCTTCTTGGGCGAAGAACACGTCGGGCAGTTCTTCACACTCGACGGAACCGACCTTCCGAATCGCTTCGTGAAGTTCTAGGTAATTGCGCTCAATTCCCAATAATTGTCGTAGGGTAGTCATAGTCTGACCTTATCGGAAAGTTAGACCGAAAATAGCACGAAAGGAAAAAATGATTAGCAAGCTAGAACTAAAGGAATTAGGGGACGCAGTATTCTTAGGCGACTTTGAATCTGGTTCCCCTGAGTGGCACGAACTAAGAAACGAAGACGCAGCCGTGGGTGGTTCCGATATAGGAGCAATCGCCGGACTCTCTCCGTTTGAAAGTCAAATAACGAAATGGGCAAAGAAGACTAAACAAATCGCGGACGACATAGAACCAAATATGTCTATGCGTCTAGGCAACAAGTTAGAAACTCCAATCCTAGAAATCTTCGCTGAAGAACACCCGGACTACGAAATCTTCACCACCGGAACTTGGGCGCATAAAGAATTCAGTTGGCAACGAGCTAACCCGGACGCGCTCTATCGCAAGCCGGACGGAACTTGGGGCATTATCGAAGTCAAGTTCTCGCGCGATTACTGGAGCGAAGTTCCGCAACACTACCGGGCGCAGGTTCTTTGGTATATGAACGTCTTCGCAATTCAAGAAGCGGTTCTTGTTGCTTTAGCAGGTTCCAGCTATCAGGAATTCGAAATCGAGTGGGATTCATTCGAAGCGACTTCCCTAATCGCTGCCGCTTACCGCTTCAGGGAATCAGTTCTAAATAACAAAATGCCGGACTGGGACGGAAGCAATTCAACCTTCGAAACTATCCGGGCTATGAATCCTAAAATCGAAGACGGAGAAGAACACTTAGACGAACTAGGCGTTCACTACTTTATTGCTCTAAGTCAATTCGAAGAAGCAGAAAAGAAACTTACCGAACTGAAGAGTCGAGTCCTATCGGCTATGGGCGGAAAGAAAAAGGGAATCGTCTACGGCGAACACGCGATTAGCTTGCGCGCCCGGGGAATGGGAAACCCTTACTTACATCACGAGAAAGGAAAAAAGTAAATGGCACAATTCAATCTAAACGAGTACGAAACAGTCGAGGAAAGACACGCAAGGGCAATAGCGGAGTATCCAGATATCAGGTGCGTAATTGTCAATCACACCACACCGCAAGACCGCGCCGTTGGAACTTGGGTTGTCGAAGCTAGGGTTTACCTAAACGCTGAAGACCAAGAGCGCGAACTACCAAAAGCTACTGAATGGGCGTTCGAAGTGGACGGCGTGGGAATGGCTAATAAAACTTCAGCTTTGGAAAATGCGTGTACGTCCGCGCTTGGAAGAAGTCTTCGGTGGGCATTAGGCGGTTCTAAAGGCCCGTCAAAACAAGAAATGGAAAAGGTTGCTCGCGGGCAGACTCCGAAACTCCCCAGCCGTGATTGGTTAGTGGAAGCGGACGCTCTAGGAAAAGATATCGACAAGTTGCGACTTCTCTATTCAGAAGCGAAGACGGCTAAGGCTTCCGAAGAAGTGCTTGGTCGAATCAAAGAACTAGCAGCATTAGCGGGCGCATAATGGAAACCCCCGGTCAAATCGTCGAGGAACTCCAGCGCATAAGTAAGGAAATGGAGAAGGGTGCTTCGGCTCTTTATGACGCAGAAGTGAAACTAGCGGACGCTGAAGCAAGCTATGACAAGTCGGTTTCTCTATCCTTCTTGAATGGTCAAGGCACGGTAGCAGACCGTCAAGCGGTGGCGAAGCTTCAAGCGGTAGACGAAAAGCTAAAGGCAGACCTAGCCCGGGCGGAGTTCAATCGGGTAAAAATGAAGATGAAAGTCCTATCGGATACGGCCACAATGACCGCGGTTATTAGCCGGAACGTAGAACTCCAATGGCGGAGCTAGACTAATGGGCGGAGGATTGGCGGGCTATGAAGATTCGGGAAAAGTGTTCTTGCGGAGCAGTATTTCAAGCCGCGGGGGACGAAGCTACTCAGCTTTACAAGAATTGGATTCGTCGCCATTCCTGCCCCGAACCGACTTCAGAAGAGATTTTAAACTTTCGAGATACGGACAGCTCTTCAACAATTGGATTCTCCGCAGATTATTCTGGGACGGGCTTAGACCTTCCCGCAAAGAAATACGACCCGTGGGAAGATGAATAAAAAAGAGTTCCAAAAATACCTAGACCGAGATAAGGCTTGTCCGTGTTGCGGCTCAACTGGCCCAGAATTT